ACGTAGAGGCGTTGAGCAAAACGATGATGGCACTCAGCTCAGGCTATACAGTGAGCGTCACGCAATGGTTGGGTTTGGTGGTCTGTATCTAGCCAACACAGGAAAGACATTCAAAGAGTTACGTGCAGTAATGGAGGATCGAGTAGATGACTGACAGTATATTTCTGCAAGCATGGAATGAGATTTTAGAGGACAGCGAGGTGGCACAAGAGTGCTACCTTTCTCTTTATGAAAACGTTTCGTATTACGGTGGACCAGAGGAAGGAGGATGGTGGGGGTATTTACAAATACTCAAAAAATATTGCAAGTGTTCATCATATGCGCAAGCAGAAATGCTAATGGAAAAATTGCGTGATCACTGCGAAGAACTAACAGAAGCAGCAAAGAAAGCTGATGGTAATGATTGTTTACGTCACATGCACCGAGCTGATCAACGTGGTGAAGATGTTAGTGATGACGGATATGACGGACCATCAACGTATTACATGAAAATCGAGTCGATACCCGGACAGCATCAAAACACAACAAGGAGTCATTATGAATAGAAGATATCCAGAATACTACTACTATGATGCAGCAAAGATCATTATGAAAACTGCATCCAAGATATGGGAACTTCAGTGGCATAACAGCGAGTGGAAAGACTGCCCTGTTAATGCACATCGTACATACAGCATCGACGTGCTTGATGACGATGAGGATGTGTATGACACATGGAAGTTCCGCATCGAGTGCGGGTTTGCACTTGACTGCAAAGGCAAGAAATGCAAGGGCGAATGCGATGATCTAAGTACAGTCAATATAGACATTGGCTGGGCTGGTATCAGTAAGGAGGACGCATTTTACATATGTGAAATCATTGACAGAAACGACGAAATGTTTAATAAGTATTGGTTTTGGAATGACGGAAAAGGCACTAGTGAATAATGCCTGTTAAAAAACTGACGCCTCAACAAATAGCGTCTATACATCATCAAGCAAACAATGGCGTAAGTGTCGTAGCACTTTGTGCTAAATACAACTTATCGTCATCACACATCTACAGAATCAAACACAACACACAACGTAACAGAAAGACAAAGAAATTGAGTACATACAACGGCTGGACTAATCACGCTACATGGTTGTTTTACCTGCATCATCAAGAAGATATACAAAATTGGTACTACGAACAGGATGAAGACACACGTATCAAACTTTATCCCGGCGAGTTACAAGCATACTTTGAGGAGGTGTATTTAGAATTAATTAATGGTGTCAGCAACATCTACATTACTGACATCGTAAATAATGAGTTTCGCGATATCAATTGGGAAGAGTTACTTAAGACAGTACTAGAAATAGCAAAACCAGATAACACATATGACGCTAACTGGACAGAAGAGGGAGCATACATGAGCTATATGGATCATGTAGCAGAGAACAAAGAAAGAGAAAGAAACTAATGACAGCACAACAATACTTGGCTAAGTTCGGGCTGGATGCAAATCCAGCCCTTTTCACTAATGTACGCAATGGTAAAGACATGAAGCCTAAATACAACTCCTACTGTATTTACGATGGCATGTCACAGCTTGATCGACGGTCTCCTATCATTGCTGTAATGTCTAACTGCCAGACTAATAAAGAGGACTACAACATCAAGACTGGTGACATGTTGCAGACCTACATCATCATGCGTGATATCCATCCACAACATGCTGTTGACTTTATGATCGATGACTGTATCTGCGGTCAGTGTAAGCATAGGAAAGGCTGGAAGGTACACATTGTAAATGGCCAGCGCAAACTTGTTCGCACTTGTTATGTCAACATAGGCAAAGGTGTTACTGCTATATGGGAATCATTTCAGAAGGGCAAGATACCCATAGTGTCTAGCACTGTTGCTGCAACATTACAGGTTGTTGCTGGCAAGCAGACTCGTATTGGTTCATACGGTGATCCAGTAGCAGTGCCGTATCCTATTTGGGGTGACTTATTACGGTATAGCCTTGGGCATCGTGGCTATACACATCAATGGCGTATGAAACTTGCAGAACCATTCAAAGGAATACTGCAAGCGTCATGTGATAGTTACACTGACCAGATAGATGCAGAGCGAGCTGGCTGGGGTACGTTCACTGTCTTGCCTAAGCATGACTATGTCAATCGTCGTCATGTTGCATACAGCAAGGGCTTAAAGCAATGTCCTAGTGATCCATTCATTAATGAGATGCGTACATTCCGCAATATGCTACCAATGCATACAGACTGCGTAGGTTGTCCTGCACAGCTACAGTGTGATGGCGACAGTCATGTTGTCATCCGTGCCCACGGCAGTGCAGCTGCGTGGGTTTAATTAAACAAATAAATAAACACAGAGGAGTTAGTAATGTTTTATTCAATATGCGAAGAAGAAGAGTGGTCAACTGACCGTTATGACTATGCTCGTGACTGTCACTACACAGATGACGGGGAGGTTCTCTCCCCGGCTATCGGCGCAGAGTTCATGTTCCGCATGGGCAAACTGTTGTTCTCTGATGTGAGCATTCAGTACACAAGTAAAGCAGTCATCTTGTTTATCGATGAAGTTGCAGAACAAATGAACGTCAAGCGACCCACGGATGACGAGATTAAAAAGTTCTGTGCACTAGTTGCATCGGTGTATCACGAATCAAATATTGACGAGTTCAATGATGCATTGTTCGAGTATATCTATGACTGTACGTACAACGAGTGGACAGATATGTATAGTGGTCAAGATTTGTACACAGATACATGTGTTGATCAACCAACAGGATGGGGAGAAGATAAATGACAGAAGAAGAATGGGATGACAAAGACTTAGCGTTTGAGAAAGCAGTGCGTAAACTCCGGGAGGAATTCCCGGAGTACTACGTTGAGGTGTGGGGACCATATGACTTTGTTTGTGGAGTCAACAGAGAAGAGTTTCAATCACATGACTTAATCATAGCTGAAATCATTGAGCGAGAAGACGAATGGCCAGAAGTTGTAACTGAGTTACATGAAGGGTTTGATGCCAACTACGGCACGAACTGGGACAGGATTGACATGACAGTAAAGGAAGTACGACGTAATGCAAGCAAATGACACACACATCAAGTGGATACCCGGTGATATTGACCGAGAGTTTTGGTATGACCAAATTACAGAGGCGTTACATCATTGTGAATGGGTAACTGAATGGACTGCAAGTTGGATTGACGAACCGACCGAGTGGCGCATAGGCATACATAATGAAGAGAATTTCTTATGTTGGGTATTACCTATTGATATCTTGACATATCTACGAAAGGCATGGATGAAGGGCGATCGATCGTTTGAGGAAGAACAGCAGGTTGATCAAGATGTCATTGACACAATGCTTCAGATAATAGTTTTTGGTGAGTTAGTTTACGGATAAGGAATAACACAATGCCTAATTGGTGTATGAATGAATTAACGATCACTGGCCCAGCAGACAAGGTGTCTGCTTGGGCTGAGTTACATACTACAAAGTTTGAGACAAGCACATCAGTACTAGACTTCAATAAATCTGTACCGGAACCATTGGATGCAAATGGGTTTGGTAACGTCAATTGGCAATACGATAATTGGGGTACGAAATGGGGAGCGTGTGACACATGCTATCTTGACTTTAAAGAAGGGCATGTCACTATAGCTTTTGATACAGCGTGGGGTCCAGCAGACACATGGATGCACACTATGTCTGATATGTTTCCTGACCTTGAGTTTACATGTCGCTATGCTGAACCCGGTATGTGTTTTGCTGGCAATATATATGCAGGACCAAAAGGTTGGGAGCATGTACAACGCAGTGGTGATGAGTTAGAAGACGATGACTACCACCTCATGGGTGCTGAAACCTGTAATGAGTGTAAGAACTGGGACTCAAACTGCACTTGTGAGTAAGGTATACTCATGTATTACATTTATTTTTTGAAAGGTTGTTATGTTACAAGAATTAATTAAGCTACTCGACGCAATGAAAGATGGTAGCGAACACGCTGAAGGTTGGTCTAAGTTAGAACCTCTTATTGGACTCAATGGAACAATTACACTATCGTGGCCTCAATGGAGATTAAAGATAGTGACATTTAAAATCCCTAAAGATTGGGATGGGTCCGCAGAGCAAGTAGAAAACATTGAAGCTATGGACAATCTGTACTGGGATAAATATATGAACATCATATGGAAAACACAGACAAATGAAAACGCCCATAAGTGGTCAACAATGCAAAGATGTACAGCAGCAGAAGTGGTTGACGCATTCTTGAGTGGGAATTGGACTCCACCATGGAAGTGTGGGTATTGCGTATCTAGGCATAAAGGTCAAATCCAGCCAAGGTTCTAATGCCTACACGCAAGCGCAATAACTATTACCCTGTGTGCTACCTGATTACTTCAGGTTCATACAGGGTATCTGTCAGTAATCAATTTACTGCAAAGATCATCTATCAATTGTGGTGTCAAGTTGCTATACGAAAACAAACTACAACTACAGTTACAGTCATGGCCCTAATGTCTCCAACATCATACGGAACATGGGGGAAGAAACACATTATTCAACTGATTAATGGTGTGTGGAAACAGCGACTTGTAGCAAAGTCAATTATTAAACAAGGAGTACAGCATGAACAAACAGCAAACGCGGAGTTTAAATTATATGGAGATGAATATGAGTGGAGTGCATTTAAAACATATGATGCATTACCTCCTCATATTGCAACATCAGTGACTAACGCATTGATGTATCCGCAAATTCTCCAGTTAATCTTACGTGCGCCAACTGCACTTGCAGCTCATGTAGCTATAAAGGTAGAAGGCTTGACTCACTATGATGATGATACGAAAATTACAAACATAAAGGAAGTTTGGAATTTCTTACATCATGAAGTCAAACGATTATGATTACAACGACAAGTACAAAGCACATGTCAACAACAACCCATATTTTGGTTGCATTGGCGTCATTGTCAATATCATCATTACGGTAGTTATGTATTTGGTGTACAGTCGCTTATGAGAAAAAATGCCGAGGCTTTATTACAACAGCAAGTTAAAACATTGCTTACATCTTGTGGTTACACTGTTATAGAAGTTGGTAAAACAAGAGCCAAAATTAAATGCAACTCATGTGGGTCATGGTCTTATCCACGTGGATGGCAGGGCAATACACTTGGTGCACCTGATCTATACATACATCACAAACAATGGAATAAGACTGCCCTCGGCATTGAGCTTAAAACAGAGAAAGGAGCAGTAAGAGAAAAACAACAAGAACTAGCTGATAGCAATTTAACTACTATATGTAGAAGCCTAGACGACGTAGTCGTTGCGGTAATGAAGATAGATGACATATTTAATTTGGATTCAAAACTGAAGAAAGTGACTTGGATAACTTAATGGATTGGGATTTTACATTAGATAATCACGACTGTGATGTGATTACGGAAGCATACGAAAAACTATATGTACTGGTACGAACAGCAGAAGCAGATGCATATGACAAGGATTTATTTGACTGCTACATGTCACGTAATGGTGAATTCACCTACCTCCTTACATTCACATCACTATGGAATGCAGAGCAGTATGCAATAAAACACGAGATGGACAAACATAAGTATGTCATTACAGACGTATCACCTGCTGATATATTCACACGGTTTCGATGTGTTTCAATTGATGGAGAAAAACTATTAGCATTTGCGCACAATGGCAGACCAATCATCACACCACTAATGCTGCCAACATACAGCTTGTATCCCAATGAACACATGATCTGGCTGTATTACAAATCAAATAAGACAGGAGATATAGTTCAAGATCGTGATTTTATACTAGCCGACACGGTGCCAGATAGGTTACGCACTGCAATGACAGATGTCATTGGCATATACCCTGATGACATTTCTGACTACACCATGATTGGCACAACACTCAAAGACATCAACAAGCAACACGACTGGTTATCTTGTCGTGGCATCGAGTGGAATATTACAGACGCGATGAGGCTATCCAAAACTCAACGCATAGAAAGAGGAGAAGAATAATGTCGTTTAACCCAAGAGATCACTTTATTAATCTAAAAGGCAAGCAATACTTGCCTGTCGCTCCACGTATTGCATGGTTCCGAGAGGACCATGCAGACTGGACAATCAACACATACCCAGTCACAGAATTGTCAGGGCCTGATTGTGTAACCTTTGCAGCAGAAATACTGGACTACGACGGACGAATGATTGCCAAGGCTCACAAGACTGAACACGAAAAGCATTTCCCTGACTTTCGAGAGAAAGCAGAAACGGGCGCTATTGGTCGAGCATTGGCTCTGTGTGGGTATGGAACATTGTTCGCTCAAGAGTTAGAGGAACCTATTACACCAGCTGGTGACATGCGTATTGTAGACGCACCACAACCAACAAAGACCCCTGCTCTTACACCGGGTAAGCAGTTTGCCTTTGAGTGTAAGCGTATATGGGGAGCTGGCATTACGCCATCAGATATGAAACGTGTGTTTGCTAAACTGGCTGGACATACAGACACAAGCGATCACAATCTACGTTTAGTCGTAGAAGTACTGATGGGATTCAATACACCGGAAGAAGCAGAGTCGGTGTTCTTGACAGAGGAGGAATAAAATGGATAGAAGTAAGTTTGACATTATTGGCGATAGTTACTACGAGATTGAGACCGGCGAATATGCCGGTCCAGTTGACGGTTGGCTTGGTGAGGAACTGGCATCAGAGGACGATGTGCTTCTTGCTATGCAACGCTTGCTTAAGTACGAGACAGAACTTAAAGCAGAGCAGCTGGCTATGCAGTCTGTAGTTGATCGTTACAAACAAATGGTTAAAGATAAAGAACGTAAGGTTCAATGGCTTAAAAGTCGTTACGGCGAGCAAATAGCAGACTTTGCAGAAAAGCAATTGGTTGGCAAGGCTAAGACTTGGAAGTGTCCATGGGGTCAAGTTGCTTTCCGTACAGTTGCACCATCATTTACTGTTTTAAATGAAGAGCAGGCAGTTATGGTTGTTCCACTTGATGCAGTAAAAACTGAGCATAGAATCCTCAAAAGTAAAATATCTAAAGAGATTCAACTCACACTTGTTGATCAGTATCCTGACCTATTCTGTATTTCTCAAACTACAGAAAATGTTACGATTAAAGCATTGACAGCAAGCGATACTGAAGAGTAAGATTGCAATGCTCCGTACCAATATCCAACGGAGCACAACTACCAAATGAAGGGCCACGGACATCAACACCGTGGTCCTTTTGTATCCATAAAGGAAAGAGAATGAGTGACGAATTAGTTTATATTGGTAGTATTCCTGACGCAGTTAGCGTAACTGATGTAGGGCTACAGTTTAATCATGACATTGAATATGACCAGTGGCTTAGGCTTATGGCCACACTTCAACAACTTACAACAGCATTTCAATTTGCAATTGGCGACGCATTAAACTATGGACAAAAACGTTATGGAGAGAAGTACGCACAAGCAATGGATGCGACTGGGTGTGCTTATCAAAGCCTTGCTAACTGGAGCTGGGTGGCTAGTCATGTTCCTCTTGATAACCGTGTGGCTGGTCTTAGTTGGACTCATCATAGGATTGTTGCCCATGTCGGCACCGATCAACAAAAACAACTATTAGAATCAGCAAAAGCACGAGCCATATCAGTAACTGATTTTGAAAAAGAACTTAAGGGCGAACCAGAAGAAGAGAAAAAGCCATTGAAACAAATAACCATCCCTGAAGGATGGACTGTTGATGATGCTAACAAAGCACTTGAAATAGTCAGCTCTTACAGGCAAGGTCTTGAGAGACTAAGCGCAGCATTAGATGCTGACGATGAACCAGTACAGAGATACTGTGCTGAATGTCCATATAACAACTAAGGGTAAAGCATGATTACCGTATTTAACGGCAAGTCGTTTGGCTTGTCTGGAGCGTCATCGTCTGGCTTTGTACAGATAGATAGGCTTCTTGTAAATCACATAGCAAGTTTCACACCATCTGGCTTCTCTACATTCATGGCACTAGTCATGCATGTAGACAATGAAGGCTATTGCTGGCCGAGTATAAAGCGCCTGTGTGAGTGCACTGGTTTATCTGAGACAACAGTCAAAAGTGCATTGCATCATTTAACAGCAATGAAGATTAACGACTGTAGGCTGCTTGAGATAAATGCTAGAACTTCCCCTAATGGGAGAACAACAAGTAATGGATACAAGTTGTTTCCTGATTCATTACAGCATACAGATGATGTGAAAGTACAGGCTGTCAAGCAAGCGCAAAAGGATGTTGCCAAGGAGGAAGATCCTGCTTTTCCATTAATGCAAGCATTCATGGTTGAGCGGTGGGGTCCTTTTGTGGCAGAAAACATAACAGACAAAGATTGGAAAAACAGCAGACTAATCATCTGGCAAATGCACAAGGCTGGTGTAACACCAGTCGATGTAATCGAACGAGTTAAGACATTGAAGAGGAAGTGGCAAATAGAAATGATTACTATTCGGTCACTATGGAAGCACTGGGATACATATGCTTCACCAACGTACGGGAAACCTGTGACTACAGCAAAGATTGAGGATTGGTTCAATGACAACAACGGATAAATTACTAGCAATACTTTCGCAACTACCTAGTTCGATTCCATGGAATGAAACTAGTGAGACTGTATATAGAGTAGCCATCAACGGGCTGAAGGATGAAGACATCAAGGGTGGCGCACAACGCATCCTTACGCGATGCAAGTTTAGACCTACGCCATCAGAGGTATTGAATTACATTGCTATCGATAAGTATGGTGATGCACAACCGCATATGGTTACACACGACATAAGTGAAGGAATCAGAAAGGGCACTGACCCAAATAGTCTACATCCAACGGTAGTACTAGTACTCAAGAAGACTGGTGGATACAAAGCATGGAGGGTTGAGCCACCACTCAAAGGGCAACAACTTCAAGATGTTATTAATGAAGTGCATATTGTTAGACTAACGGAATACATAAATGAACAAAGAACCAAATCTTAGAAGCGTTGGCTTTAATATTGAAATCCCTTCAGATGTTATGAGTGAGCAATCGCTCATAGCATCTGTTCTTCTTGGTGGAAAGCGGTTATTCAAGAATCTCACACATATTAATAAGAGTATGTTCTACAGGGTGTCACACAGCCTTATATGGGATGCATATGTAGCAATTGATGCAGCTGGTCAAGATATCGATATTGTCACCGTAAATGAAGAACTGACAAAGCGTAACGCATTGGAGGCTTGTGGTGGACTTGGCTACATCATGCAATGTGCTGAGTTGTTGCCAAGTACCTCCAACTACGAAAGCTACGTAAAGCTGGTGATTGAATACCACCGTCGTAGAGAGATTATCTTTTCATCCGAATTGGCAAGTAAGAAGGCGTCTATTGGGGATGATGACATTGATTCAATCATAGCTGATTTAAATAAATCTGTTTCCTTTACCAATTCCGGAAACGCATCTGAAGATTTATCTAAATTAATTTGGGACACAACATCAGAAGCCTTATCCAGAGAGGTCGATAAAGCAGACTTCTCTATCGGATCTGGTTATGAAGAAGTTGATTCAATTACTGGTGGCTGGAGAGATGGCGAGTTAATTATCTTGGGTGGTCGTCCATCTATGGGTAAGTCCAGCCTGGGGTTACAATATGCTTGGAACGCAGCGCGATTTATGCGTACGCTAGACACACGGACAGGAGTATTAATCATCAGCGCGGAGATGTCGAAAGACATGGTAACTGCACGTATGCTTTCAATCTACAGTGAAGTGGATAGCCAAGTTATACAGACAAAGAAACTGAATAACTATCAGAAGGATAAGCTACAGACCGTAGCTCAGGAGGCTAAGACACTTAATGTTAGGATTATCGCAGATAAAACTGTCACCCTTGGAGGAATCAGAGATGCCATCAGGGACGCACAAAAATCTTTTCATGTTGGCTTGGTGGTTGTTGATTACTTACAGATGATAGCAATGCCAAGTTCATACAAGTCAGAGAATCGTACTCGTGACATCGGTGTGATTAGCCGTGGATTGAAAGACATTGCTCGTGAGTACAAGTGTCCCGTGATTGCCTTATCTAGTTTGTCTAGGGCAGTTGAGCAACGACAGGACAAGCGACCCATGATGTCAGACCTAAGAGAGTCTGGAGACATTGAATCGGATGCTGATGTCATTCAATTTATATATCGAGCTGGCTATTACGAGCAGAAGCAATCTGGCGATGAAGAGCAAGAAGCTGATAAGGCGGAAGTCATTACTGCTAAGAATAGGAATGGAAAAACCGGGGTCTCACTATTACAGTTTGAACCCCGGTACGCAAAGTTTACTGAATTTCAATCAGGAGGATTTTTTCTTTAAGTAGACTTTCTTTTGGTCACTATTGACGATGCAATCAAGATCAAAGCTACGAGCAATATCTCTGATTGCTGCATACGATTTACCATCTCGTAAAATACACTGAACGGCCAGTTGCTCACCATTGAGGACTGGCCCGTCTTCCCAAGCCAGTACAACATTGTCCCCAGCGACAAGCCGAACAAAGTCACGCACAGGCGCGTATGTCTTTCCGTTCTGCAATAAGGCAACAATGTGGTTGTCTCCATATACAATCTTCCAATCTTGCCCAGCCTGAATCATTGACCACGGTCGAATAAACCGAACAGCGTTTTTATTGCGACTTCCATACAATGGTCGGTGGGCTACTTCATATCCATTGCGACTACCATTACTATTACTGTTTCCCTCAATGGATTTCCAAACACCCTCTTCATCTAACCCTTCAACAATTCCTATGTGAAACGCATCTTGACGTCCATTATTCAACGTCTTAACCAAGATGACTAAATCACCAGCCATTGGTGTCGTATGTAATACTCCATGTTTCTTGGCTACAGCCAACCAGACATCGCAGTCTGCGCTGAAACATAATGGCCAATCTAATCCAGATTTATATTCCCACTCTAAAGCAACCCCACTGACAAACGATGCGCACCAATAGCTTCCTAATGGTGCATTAACCGATGTGTTCCACCGATCAATCATAGGCCCGCAATTACTTCCCATTGGATCTTCTTTTATGCCAATGTACTTTTGAGCTATTTCCACAAATAGTTGTTTACT